ATCGAATCGAATCAGAAGGAGAGTCTTTCTTGACTCTCTCTCTGCCCGCATTTGAAACAGATTTCTTACGAAGTCTGGATCAGGGCGCGGTAGGCTCCGGCCACTTCCTCGGTTTCCGTCGGAAGGGAGGTCTCCCTGCATTTCTGCAAGGTTTCCTTTGCCGCATTTTCGATTCACAATCTGGCAAAATACTCGACGAACCATGTACCAACTCCATTCTTGCTGTCCGAGTTCTTACGAGCTCGTTCAAAAAGATGGAGACGCCGTGCACACCTAGACGGAATGCACGTGCTTTGGAGAAGTACGTCGAGTGCGAGGTTGAACTCAAGCAGTTCGAACGCGAATGGACCGGTTATGATTACACCGAGTTTTCTCGCATCTCCGCACTGCTTTTCGGTGACGCCTTCGATGATGTCAATCGCGAGATTGACAACTTCGAGATCATTCCCAGACATGGGAGTGGTTCCACAGCTGATTGCCGTCCTGGCAATCAAAAATGGAGGTTTGACGAATGGACCGATCGTTTAGAACCGATCTTCCCCTTCAGGGAATACGCTGGCCCGAACTTGAGGCTCAGCGTCGCTCCAAGAGTTCACCTGCCCGCTCGGAACGAACGACCTGTGAAGGTCATCCTTGTTCCGAAGACACCGAAAACACCAAGAATCATCGCGGAGGAGCCGACTTGTATGCAGTATCTGCAGCAAGGGCTCGCTCTCGCGCTGAACCAAGGATTGGATCGTCGGAGGAAAATTGTTACTCCCTCTGGCAAAGCCATGTTCTCACAGGTCATTTCGACCCAAGGGAACTTCCTTGGCTCTCGTGATCAAGAGTCTAATCAACTCTTGGCACGTGAAGGCTCCATTACAGGAGCTCTGGCTACCTTAGATCTCTCTGAGGCGTCAGATCGGGTGTTGAACACGCATGTTCTGAATCTCTTTCGCCCATGGCCGTCTCTTTCAGAGGCGGTTCAGGCTACGAGGTCTAGAACTGCTGTCCTTGAAGATGGCACGAAGGTGCGCCTCTCCAAGTTCGCGTCTATGGGCTCCGCCCTTTGTTTCCCGGTTGAGCAAATGGTCTTCTTGACCCTCGCTTTTCTAGGAATCCAGGACGCCCGCAAGACCAGATTGTCTCCCTCGGACCTCGTCAGGTTCAAGGGAAAAGTGCGAGTTTATGGGGACGATATCATTGTCCCCACGGACTGCGCATCAGCAGTTGTGGAGCAGCTCGAACTTTTCGGGCTCAAGGTCAACACCAACAAGTCTTTCTGGACCGGACGGTTTAGAGAGTCTTGTGGTGGCGACTACTACCAAGGCGTACCAGTGAAACCTGTACGCTTGAAGCAGTCAGCTCCACGATCGCTGTCGGACGTGGTCGAGATTCAACACTG